CGCCTAGGCTTGTGGTTTTCACTGTGCCATCACGGCTGGTGCTTTGTGCTACTTTCTTTTTCTTGTTGATACTGATTGCTTGACTGTAATCAATAACTGTTTGAAATGCTGTGGTCATTATTATCTCCTACCCGACGGTATGGTTCGTCTACCTTGTTCTGTGACAGCGTAGATGAAACTTGGATCCGACGCCACTAATTGTTTAAAACTTTGTGCATCTACTGCTGATATGTTGTAGGTCACTGAGCCACTGGCTAATTCATTGTTAGGTATCACACGATTACCACCAGCACCTACCAGAAGTTCTGGACCGCGTTCTCCTACGATGACAGGACCATTTGTGCCAATTAGTCCACCTCCGGCAAAGCCTGGAATCAAATCACCAATGGTAACTGTGCCTCGCTTGCTGGTGCTGCCAAACAAGCCACCAAAGGTTTGTGCTATCAATGATCTTATTTGACTGCGTAACAGTTCTTCTAGAACGCTGTTGATAAAGCCACGGAATTCAAACTTACCTGTCTTGGCAAAGTCCACAATTGAGTCTTCCATACCTTGTGTGATCTTGCCAAACACACGACCAGCAGTTTCAAAATTGTTCTTGGCTGATTCAGCATACTCTCTGAATGCTTTTTCAAATCCTTTGGCAAAGTTTTCTTGATTCTTGAGATCTTGTTCTTGTTGCTTTTGTGTGATTAACAATCTTTCTTCAAAGATTTCATTAATTTCTCTTTCTCGAGCGGCTCTAGCATCTTCTGGTAGGCCTTGGATCTGTCTAATACGACGCAGGATCTCTTCACGCTTGCCTTCTATGTCCACCAGTTCTTGTAAATTATTTCTTTCTCTATCGGTATCGCCTAGAGTTGCGTTCAATAATTCATTGCGTTCTTTTAGTTGATTGTTAAGTTCTTGCTCTTCTTGTGTTCGAGCCTTGCTGGTGCGAATTATATCTTCAATTCGATCTCTTTCTGCTTTTAATGCTTCCGTGGTGCGTTCTTTTACTGCGGCAATGTCTGCTTCTGCTTTCAGTTTTAATTCTTTGGTTTTTAAAGTATATTCGTTTTCTTTTTGTGCATTTGACAAACGCTCTTGAGCAAAGATTTGTTCTTTGGCCTTGGCTACCTCAGCGGCTGTGTTAATGTTTATGGCAGCAATGTCAGCATTGGCTTTTTCTTCAATGGCAGTTTGCTTGTCTGCAAACAATAAGACAGCACTGAGTCTGTCTGAATTTGCTCTAAGTTGTTCTTGCTTTTGTATATCAGCACGAGTCTGTGCCAAACGCTTTTCATATTCAGCCACTGCTTTGATATCTGCTTCAGGAGTTTTACCAAAGCCTCCACCTGCTGGGCCTTTTGTATCTGTGCCTGCCGCTCCTGATTGTTGTCTTAATTTTCTATCTGCGTCTAACTTGGCTTTTCTAGCGGCTTCTGCTTCTGCTTGAAACTTGAGTCTATCTTTTTTGGCTTGCTCTGCTAACAACTGGAGTGGTGTTCCTAAACCAACTGGGTTTTGAATATTTGTGCCAAATAGATTTAAGAATTTAGCAAGATAGTCTGTTGGAAGGTTGAGAATTTCTGCTGATAAATTAGCCAACCCTTCAACAATTATTCCTAAGCCAGCACTAATCCCACCCTCATTAATGGCTATGGCTAGATTGCCAAATGCAGTTATAAGATAATCATTGATCCTTCCAGTTAGTTTGTCAATGGCTTCGTTAAATTTGTCTAACTGTTTAATCTGTTCGTCTTTGAATGGATCCTTGAGATATTGAAGTTTTTGAAGTTCAAGTTTGCTTAAATTTTTACCAAGTATGTCAAATGCGGCTGCTTGTTGTGATGCACTAAGCGTGCCTTCTTTAAGTCTTTCTATAATATCTGCGAATATATCTTCAGTGTCACGAACTTTACCATTTGCATCTGTAACAAATACACCTAAATTTTGAAATGACTTTTGAAATGTTTCATTACCGCTGGCGGCTTCTGCAATATTTCGACTTAACTTAAAAACAATCTCATTTGCATCTTCCATCTTACCGCCGGCTTCAATAACACTTTGGCGGAAATTCATCAGTGTGCCTGCGGCAATACCTGTGGCTCCACTTATGTCACTTAGTTCACCGGCTAATGATAACGCTTTACTACCCAAGGCAACAAATGCAGTGGCAACAACTCCAGCGGCAAGACCAACAGGACCTAGTTTACCAACAATACCGTTTAGAGTATTGCCTAAGGGTCCGCCTACTTGAGCAAAATTATTGACATCGTCTTTGAGTCCGCTGATAGCATCACCAGCCTGCTTGATACCTGCGGTGCCAACTGTTTTAAATCGTAAAATAAAATCTTCAATAGTAGCCATCGTCGCTCCTTAAGCCTTCTTGTCTAAATATTCTTGTATGGCTTTGAGCGTGGGCTCAGTCATACCAACACCACCCTTCTGTTTTGAATATCCTTCGTCTAGTCTTTTAGCATAGGGATAGTCTGCGTGTATGGTGTCACCTTTGAGTCTTGTTTTATTCTTGGCATTACCACTGCGTTTAGGTGTAAAGTCTTTGAAAGTAGGAAAGGCAACACGAGCCAACTCAGCGGGCGTTGTGTTCTTTTCAATCTGTTGCAGTCTCAACAGTATGTTGTTGTTTGAGCCTTTCATTTTCCTTGTCCTTTTTCACCTTATTCATCATAGCCATCATCTTTTCTTGTGTCAACTTAGGTGCTACTGGGCGACCTGTTGAGGCTTCTGTGTGCATCTTATGCTCCCAAGCCACCAATGTTTCGGTAACTTTGATATCGTAGGTTGTGGCTTTTTCTTTAACCTGACTGGGAAGCAGTCCGTAGGCTTTGGCCATTCTTCCGATACTGATTACTTCGGCGAACTCCCAGTCTTGTTCGCTGATGTCTTGGGTTTTGATTTTCCCAAAAAATCATTTACTCCCACTAATACTGCCAGGACTAAGTCTACAGGCAGCACTTGTTCATTGTCTAGTGCGGGACTACCATCTTCTTTGCGTATAAGAGTGCGTAGTAAGTCGTTCAACTCTTCCGTCTTTTGTTCTTGTTGTAGACGATAGAACTTGAAGTAGGTGTCAATGCCTAGTTCATCTATCATCCAGAATGTGATTACTTCGCCGTAGCGATCTACGATATCAGGGTCAGTGATTTCTATTTTTGCTAACTTGGGTATTTTTGCTAATGTTGAAATGTCCATCTGTTAATCTCCTTGTCTGTTAATCAGTTTGTGTGTCAGCACCAAAAGAAATTTGATGCGACCTTGAGCCTTTTCTAGATCACCACGAGCACATTTTAATTCATTTGTGCATTTGGCAATCTCTGCTACTAGACTCTGTAGCAATTCTTTGTCACTCTTATCATCTATGACATCCATAAATCTTTCTCCATTTGTATTTATAGGCAGGTAAAGAAAAGGGGGCTGTTATGCCCCCAATCCTGACTCGCTCCCGAGTCTTTTAAGTTGCCGCTACTGTGTATTCGCCGGTTACTGTGATAGTAACTGGGGATACCCAAACAGGTGCATCTGCTGTCACAGTCGGTGCAAGGCCAGTGATGTATCCTGTGCCTTTAATGAATGTGTCAACTGTTGAGTTTTCAACTCTGATTATGAAGTTAATCAATGTCTTGTTACGACTGCAACCGAATAGACCTTGTTCTGCAATAGTGCCTGTGATTGCCGCACCTACAACAGTTCCAAAGAAAGTGGCTGTGTCAACAACCACATTCATTGAAATACTATTTGTAGAGGTAGTAGCAATTTGCTTCTTAGCAGTTGAATCTAATTGGCTCCAAGTAAAGACATCGTTAGCCGCATTGATAGTCATATCTTGTAATGCAGGAATGCTTAGTGCTCCTGCTGCCTGCGTGATATCGCTTTCACTACTTGCGACATCCAGGCTTAGGGTCACTGCGTTAGCAGTTCCTGGTGCTGGGTTAATATATGCCATTTGGCAATCTCCTTTTTATGATGATAATTTTGTAAATTGTATTTCTATCTCTGTTACCATAACATCGTTCTCATAAGTTACTGCAACACTTGCTTCACGACGGTTTGTTCCGTCAGCGAGGTCAATGTTTTTAGCAAGTATGAGATCCTGAACTAAGGTATCATAGTTAGAAGGAACTGTTTTTGCGTCGTTGGCAAAATAGATCCGAGTGCTTTGTGTTTGTTGATTGATAGTCAGCGTGCCTAAGGTTGCAATCAAGGGTTCTGTCAAATATTCAATCTTGTCTACATAAATCTTTTTCAAGTTTTTTATGTAAAGCGGTATAGCGTTGTCACTCCAAGGCACTTCTTGTGATAGAAGATAGCCTCCTAGTGCTAAGCCATTGATATAATCAAGAACTTCTTGTCGCATTATCTCACTCTCTTAAGGTTGTATTGACCTGGTGACTTCTCAGCAGAACTTATGGTTCCGGAGTTGTCAAAGTCATACCAGTCACCATTAGTAATCAACTCACCAAATAGTGTTTCAGCCTTGTTAGTGTAATAACCCATCTTCTGTCTTTCAGCATTGTCTTCGTTGCCGAAGTCTGCGATTGACGGAAGAATCAATTCACCTAGTGCAACATACACGCAAAGATCCGTGAAGTCATTAAGTCTTGCCTTAATCCTGTCAGGGTTCACTGCGGGAATGTCTGCTGCCGTATTGTAGACAGTGGCAGAGTCTCGAATTACATAGTAACTCCTCCACCAAGGTGACGAGCGTATCTTTGAAAGGATACGCTCTGTCGCTCTAATCAACTGTTGATCCACAATGTCGTCGGAGAGGCCTTCATTCGCTTCAAAGAGGCGTTGATCTTTATTCACCACATCTTGAAACTCTGCGAAACTTGTTACGGTTCCTGATTCAGTTACGAGAGCCATTCTATTCTCCTAATTACTCAATTGTAGAGTCAAATATGCCTCTTACACCAGCCGCGTCATACAATTCACCAACACCATAAATTGCTGAACCAACTACATCAAATCCACGCTTTGTGGCTTCTCTTTGTGATTCAATACGGATGTCTTGCATCATTGCTAGACCCAATGCATCTTTGTGGAAGATACCGCAAGCATAGTCACCAGCGGCAGCACCACCAGTTTCAACTGGCACTAGGCTAGATTGATAAACTGGAACACCACCTAACAAGCCCATAAAGCCATTACGCAATGCGTCATTACCAACCATAGAGGCTGGAGCGGCAAAGGTAGATGTCAATGTGCTGGCAACATCATACGCCACATTAGGGTGTAGAACGATTGCACAGTCATTGCTTGTGTCATAACCTTGACTACGCAATTTAGCGATAGCCTGGAATAACAATGCTGGGCTTGCAGTTGTAGAAGTTCCGCCAACTGTAGAAGTTGAGAAACTCATAAACAATGCCATCAAGTCCACATCCATCTTGCGAGCGATTGCTTCGCCAAACAAACGACCAATGTCAGAAACAACATTTGAACTAGAAGCCATAATAGCCAAGTCACTGATCTGTGCAGTTAAACCAACTTCACTTACAGTTAGTGTGGCACCATCTGTAGAGATTGCTGTGAAACTAGGTGCAGTTCCTTCAGTCAATCCAGCAGCTGTTTGCTTAGGATAGATAGGAACTGTAACAGTCTTACCTTGACCTGCTGTCAGCGTATAGTT